GATGAATTGGATGCAGGCTGACGGAGGTGGGCGCCCGTTACTCAATCACGTATTCGTACACGCCGGCAGGAAGAGTGTAGGTCGGATATTGAGTGGCGACAGAGGTGGAGAGCGCAGCGAGGGCAACACCGGCGGGCAGGACTGCGGGAGGCGTTGTGAGTGACATAAAGGGGTTGCCACCGGATGTTAAATGAGCTCCACCGCCAGTGTAGGGGAGGGAAGCGCGGACGGGGGTATTCCGGGGGAAGGCGATGCGGTAAATGTCAACAATCGGGAAAGCGATGCGATCACCCAGACCGGAGGGCGTAACGTCGCACAGGTACAACAGGACGTGGTTGTCGGCCAAGTCAAGGACGAAATGTAGGTCGCGATTGGGGGCGTTGGTCACGACGCTGGCTTTCTCGGGATTGACACGCACGTACTGGCCGTCCTTAAAGATGCACACAGCTAACTGGTAATAAGGGTCGCAGGTGATGCGCGCGTCGTTGCCGACGTCGGTGAAGTCCAATTGTCCGGGAGGGGGCATGTTCAGGACAACGGTTGTTGGCGGCGGAGTGATGGTGAAGGAACCACGGGGAACAGGGGGCTGCCCTAACGTTGTGAGGAAGACGTCGAAGATACCTGGCAACGTGGGAGTGAATTGCAGCAAGAACTCTTGGTTGGCGAGAATGTACTGTAACGCTGCAGCGCCAGCGACGGAGATAACATTTCCGGGGGTGCCACCTATCACTTCCACGCCATTGTGCTGCACTGACAAGACAGCGGCCGGGTCTAGAGATGTAATGCGAATGGCACACTGTTGATTCAGGGGCGTCGGCACGGGATTGACCCTTAACGGGGGGGTGGTAGTGTCGATATGCAGGATGGGGGTTAGCCGGGAATAGCTGATGGCAGTGTTGATGTCAGACAGGTTGAGAGGCGAGCCGACGCCGATGATGTAGGGCAGCCAGTCACAAGTGGGGGATAGAGTGTGCCATGAGAGAGCAGCAGCAGGGAGCAGTGCTGCGATCGCCTGTTGAAGCGGGACGGGGTCGGCGTAAGGTTCGACTCGTTCACCGCCGTTAAAACGATACACACGGTCGCGCAAGTCAATGTCGATCAGGTCAGGCAGGGAAGAGACCTCATAGAGGGGAGTGTTCAACTGTAACCACATTCGTGTCCCTCCAGCTGCGACAATTCGGGGGATCAATTGCTGGACGAAGGCAATCAGGTCGGTACCAGCGGCAGCGGCAGCAGCACCAAGGGTGAAAATGGCCGTCGCACTGTCGCACCGGATACCGTTCCAGAAGGCAGCTGTAGAGTAATCACCTTGGACGTAGGCCGTCAATGCTGGGTCAAAGGAGGCCATCAGCTCAGCGCAGGGACGTGCGTCGGACATGGTGACCTGGAGCGTCGGTGGGATAAGTGATAGGATGCGACATTCGGGACCGGTGCCAAGGTCTAATAAGTGCGCTAAGTTGGGATTGCGTGTTTGTTCGGAAATGAAGGAGTTGTAACCAGCGGCGACCAGCGTGGTGACGGGCACGGCTTCTGAGCTGAACAACGTGAACGTGGGAGGAGTGGTGAAGCGGCGTTGATGAACGAGCGTAGTCGTGATCAGCATTGGGACGTCACGTAATCGAGCCCGACGGCGGTTGCTGAGGAAGGTACGTTTTCCGTAGATGGTGGTAGAGACTGGGCCGTTAGACGGCACACGAGTGAACATAATGGACGAGGGAACGACTCGACTCACTAGTGAGGCCAGTGCATTGGAGGGGAGATTAGCAACGGCGTCGGAGAACATTGGATCGAATAACCTAACAGCATCAATACCTAGGTCTGAGGTACCGTCATCGGGCACGCCGAAGAAAGGGATGTGAGTGACGGCGCGATCGATCGCGGCGTTTCGGGCGTAAAGGGACAATAAAGCCCTCTGCAGTGCAGTGGTGGAGCGAAGGGCGCCATTAGATTGCCTTCCACCAAAGACGAGAAATACCTCGCTGGAGTTAACAATAGTGGGCTTGACCAAATGGAGGGTCGTCGCGTGAGTGGCATATAAGTTGAACACTTGAGTCCAGAAGGCACGCGTGGGAAAGTTAACTTTGAGAACGGACACTCCACCAGCTGTCGTCATTTGGAGGGCAGTACCTAACATAGCGATAGCAGCGCGATTGGCAGCGGGCATGTCCGTACCGGCATCCTCAACCTGGTCTAGATCAGCGTACACGAGACCGAAAGTACCAGTCGGCACAGCGCGCGACAGATCGAGCAAAGAACCATGGACAACGTCGTAGCCAAACTGAACTATGCGGCGGGGAATTGGCAGGCCAGGAATGGAGCCAGAACGAATGTCAGCAAGAATGACGGGTTCGTCGGCGTTAGCATGTGCGGAGGACGCTCCCAAGTAAGCCATGGAAAAGCTTGTATCCAGCACTGGGTTGGCAGTTGTCGGATTGACGAGAGACGCGAGGAAGTCGAACACGGCGCGATCCTTAATGGCAGAACGATCGGCGGGGGCACGTAGTCGTCGGAACAAATCCCGTCGCGCCATGCGTTCACGATCAAAATAATCGTTGGGGGTGTCAACCAGCTGAGCGGGAGGGTACGCGGTGGGGTCCCCAGAGATGTCATAGATGGACGTAGAAACGCCTCCCGTGACACAGAAACCATGAGTGGTGATCAGCGGGGATAGAGCGGTGTCCTCATACGCATCATCAGCTTGCTGGACGGTAATGGTAGCGTTGCGATATTGGGGTAGAAGACGAAGGGGCCGAGAGGCGTCGGGTACAACGGTGTATGAGCCCGTAGTGAAGGGGAAGTTAACCGGTCGGAAGGGCGCGTAGAACGGGCCTATCGGGGGCACGAATGGGGACTCGGGCCAATACAGAATTTGATCGACGCGGTAGGGAAACCACTGCTGCGGATCACCTTCAGCCATGAGGCGAGCGACAAAGCTCCGAACATCAGACATGGTAGGAATAGCCGGAATAGCACTTTCAGATTGCACTCCTTGGACGGCTAACAGTGCAAGATTGGTGGCTCTCTGTAGCAATGTGTTGAACGTGGATGGATCGAAAGAGGTAACGGGGTGATACGATTGATCTAGTCGCGTTACGGCAGTAGAGGCACTAGCGTTAGCGTTGTCCCGAAGGGCGTCCATAACCGACTCCACCATTAATAGAGCAGCTTGGCTTATCAGACTGGAACTGTATCCCAACACGTCACCTGTCTGCGGCAGTAGCAGATGGGGCCCATAAGTGGGAGAATCAAAGTGTTCCAAAACAGTTGGACCGGCGGCGAGGTTCGCTAAGAGGCGAGACCGGGCGGGGAGAGTGGAGTAGTAGAATACCGTAGCATAAGTGGGTCGATGTTTGCCGTATGTAGCGGGGGTGGACGGCCGTGAGGGATCATAACCATAGAGCGTAATGTATTTACACCCGGCCGGTGTGCGAACAGAATCAGCGGTGACGTTGAAGTCGATGGTCCATTGGTAAGGGAATTTAGTGATCGACGTGATAGGGGATTCCTGGGTTGGACCATAGAACAATCGATCAAGGAATATATCAATGGAACGAGCATTAAGGAAATCACCGAAGGCTGCACCAAGCACTAACGGGTTAGTGTATCGCTGAGCGTTCTGCGTGAGAGGGTAGCGCTGAGTGAGTACGCCGACAAAAGCGAGAGCGCGGTCATGAATGAATTCCGTCCAATCGCGGTAGTCAAGTGGGTTCTCGATGAAAGCGGGGTGGGGAGACCAGGCATTTAAGGGGGGATACGTCTGGATAACAGTGGCAGACCGATCGACTGGATTAAAATCTAGCGCCCGATATAACACACCATGAAGATTGGTGGACTGCAAGCGATCGAGGAGTAGGTCAAATCTGAGAGGTAAAAATGTACGACGTGTCGTAGAGGTGTTGAGTTTTGGTACGAGCTGAATGCCGAAAACCGCAGCCATAATGCAAATAAC